TAGTACCATCATAATTACTCTTAGGCATTGGATTATCTTTCTTAACTCCGGTTGGATTATAATCATATTCTCTCTTTAACCATGGTTCAATAATCTGATGTGTTATATATTCATAATGTTCAGGATCACTATATCTATCATCATCTAACTTGCTCCAAAATGATTTCCAAGATCTTGGTAATGGTTTACCTTTTAGATGAGGATTATTATCCCATCCTTCATATGGTGTAACATGACTCATAAATTTTTTATAAGGTATACCATTTAATCTTACAAGGTCTCTTAATAAACTTACCGTTAAGTCTGTTGCATGACCAGGTCTTTCAGATTCAGTTAAATGTGCTACTTCTGCAAATAAAGCATCTATACCCATATTACCTGGTATATCCGCTATACGTCTCTCTTGCTTATCAATTCTATCATCTATTATTTTTTGGAGATCAACATCATCAGGTATATAACTATCTACCAAACCATCGTCATGCCTTTTATCCCATTCTTCATACATAAAATCAGCTTCTCCTGCTTTAACAGCTTCCTCATGACTATATGTATAACGTTTGCCGTACTCATAAAAAAGTTTCCGTTCTAACATACTTAAATTATCATATACATCATCCTCTGTTTTAATATTATGTATTTTCTTTACATCAATGTCTTTTAATTCATCTATACTATAACTACCACCCACAAAGTCAAAATGGTTTCCATGGAAATTACCTTCTGAATAATCTTGTGCTTTATAGTCAGGTATAGTTATTTTGTTAAGGAATGGGGTTGCATGTGGAGTAAAATTTCCTGTTTCAGCAGCCTCTACAGAACCCCTATTAAATAAATGATTAAACCATGGCTCTGATTCATGGCTTAATGTTTTTAAACCCTGTTCATCAACCATTCTTAAAGCGTCCTTCCAATGTATAGACATATCACCAGCAGTTGGAATAGTTTGTCTTGTTCCATATCTATTCTGATACATATCATACACTTTCTGTTGTGGGTCAGATAATTTATTATATGTTCCGTCTGTTAAAGCTGATACTTCAATTTCAGGTAACATCCCTCCCTGAATAATTTCTTCTCCATCTTGTCTAATAGGTAATCCAAATCCTACAGTAGCTTCTGCACCTGTCTTTGGATTATACCCTACCTTACCAGACAATAATCCTACATTTCCATATAAACCAGCAGTAGTCCCAGTACCTCCAACTAAATCATGTCTTCCATAAATACCAGCACCATATTTCCACGGTTCTCTCCAATTATACGAATTACCACCAAACTCTCCTTCTATACCAACAGATCCGGTTGCGTCAAGTATAGGATTAAACATCATACTTTGCTCATCTCCTTTAAGTCTAGTACCTCCACTTAATCCTAAGTGACCTGTTATAGGTGAATAAGGAATATGTGTACTATAACCTAGACCTACTCTAGCAGATCCAGACATAGACTTATCACTTATATCACCTAGAGTCATAGCTCCAGATCCATATAAATTATGTGCTGAGTCTCTATATCCACATCCAGTTTTAACAGATTCTCCATTCCATTCTCCATTACTACACATAGATAGTTCTACACCTCTTTGTGCTATCTCTCCGTTAACAGAAGGATCTACGTTTTGATCCGGATTTTCTACCATCCCCAACCAATCCACTGATGCGTTAAAAGTTTTTCCCATACTATAATATACTAAAATTATAAGACCTATCCAAAGTATCCCCCACCGTTTTACAAACCGGGAGACACCCCTGGGTCCATACCCCATGGCTTTTAAAAAAGTTGTGAGCATGGCATTGTGGAAGGGTCCTAGTGAAACAGCTCCCTCACTTTTTCCTGTCTTAGTGTACCCCCGGGTCTTAAGTCACTTAAACTATTTTATTAATTAAAAGAAAAAAAACATGTCAAAAACAACAGTTTATTTCAAAAAAATCACCCAATCAAAGAAGGGTGTAGTCTTCTGCGTTAACAAGCCAACTGCTTCACAAGTGAAGGCATCAGGTCAGTCAACAAGCGTAGACTTCAAGATGGGCAATGCCACAGTAACTGGCCGTAAGGCTTTCCACAACTTTGGTCAACAGTACTTCGTACAGCTTGACTGTTCAAAGTTAACTAAAACTCAGGTACCAAAGGTCGGTACTGAGTTTCAAATTGTTACTACTGACAAGCCAGTAATCAACAATTCTACAGGTGAGGCAATGCCTAACCTGAACTGGGGCTACGCAGGGTAGCCAGGTACCCAGGCAGCTGGGGCAGCCCGGATTGAGGAGAAATAGTTCTTCTCTCTCTTCTAGTGTGGATCACTATCATATTCACACTGATATTAAACCAACTCACTCAGGATTGAGGGTCACTCAGCACATTTTTAATTAAATAGTGCTCAAACCTTCTTCTGTCTTGGTTTTTTTGTGCATTGTGGACAGCATAATCACAGTGGGTGGCACTATTACCCACTTTTCTCCACATTATACCACGTGTGGAGTTGACAACACCATATAAAGGATATAGCTATAGTAAGTACCATCTATGAGCAGTGATGGATAAATCTGTACTCACTTGACAAAAGAGCTTACTATGTCTATAGTCTTATACTCTCTCTATATAGAATGAGCATATTAGTAACCCAAATCTTAAAAATAATATTATGTCACATTTAGAAACTAAGGAACAAGAACTAAAAGAATTAAGAGTACAATTCCCTGATCTGGGAGAGTCTGGAATAGAGTATTTATACTTCATGCATCACAAAGAAGAGATACAGGCAGAGAATAGAAAGAAGGAGGCAGAGTTAGAGGCTGATTACAATGCTATGTCTGACTACTATGAAGATAATCCAGAATGGTTATGACTAAACTAAACAGAAAGCAAAAGAGAAGTATACGTAGACAGGTAGACATTGACCTTGGTGTTAATGCACCTTCTAGTAGTATACATAAGAATAAGACTAAGTATAACCGTAAGGTTAAACATAAAAAAAAATAAAAGATATGGCAAAGAAATTAGAAAAATACGTAGCAGAGATATTATTAATAACACTAGCAATAGTAGTAACAACAGTCTGCTATGCCTAATATATTAACAGAATTAAAAGGATTGATAGAAGACCATGGTTTAACTATGGATAACATTAAATGTGCAAGCTTATGGTTACATCAAGGTTATGGAGAACATGAAGAGATAGGTGTTTCATTCAAAATCTATAGTTATGATGATGTTAAACCTGCATTATATGATGATCATCGTGAAGCTACTATTATTGATATGGGTAAGCATGGTTATCATAATGGATATGGAGGCCAAGAGTTATATGGTAAAGTATGGATGGATAATGGTGAATGGATAACTAGAGGAGAGTATGATGGTTCTGAATGGTGGAATTATCATAGAGTACCTGAAGTTCCTAATAAGCTGATGTTAGATAAAGCTGGTAATCCTCTTGAGTCATGAAGATAAATAAGTATCAACATATCATAGACACTCTATTAGATAGAGATAAGATACATACAGTTAGTAAACCAAAATCCAATTGGAGATATAAGGTATATCCAAAGCCACGGATATGGGTAGACATGAGCACACTTAAGCAAGCAAAGAAATATAATAAACTAAAGAAAAAAAAAGATGAGATTAGTAATAGAAAGAGTACCAATGTTTGGGCTAACAATAATATGGGACAGAGATTTTGAAGGTCTCTTAATAGGAATAGTATTACCATTCTATCTGATTGGTATTATATTTAAAAATAATGAGATATGAAGAAAGATAAAGAATATTGGTATGAAATAAAGAATAAAGCTGAGACTATGTCAGGATCTACTACCATAATTGCAAGTAAGTCACAGTTTAGAGGTAACATTGTAAACATGTGGACTATTAATAAAAAGGATCAGGAAGAAATAACTGTATCTAATTCATATTATATGGGAAGTGTACATCAAACCTATTTAATAAATAATTGTACAACAACAGTTAAATATACATGTACTGTACCTGCACCTAAGTGGTTGCGTAATAGGATTGCTAATAATAAAAACATTCGTATTCAACTGAAAGATATGCATTGTACATTTTCAGCTTATGAATACACGTTAGGTTGCACAGCTGAAAAGGAAGGTCTTATGTTTAATGGTAACATTGATAACATAAGTACTTTGAAAGAATTAAGGCGTATACTTAGTAGTGTTAGAAGTATTGTTAAAAGATATTCATATGAAACACTAGCTGAATTAGCATCAACTAAGGATTTAAATGACTATGATATGGTAATTACATATGATAAGTTGATAAAATATAACAGGGACAAACAACACGAACTGTAATAAAAGTATGACAGAAGGATGAGTGATCATTCTGAGTGAGTGGATGAGGGAGAGGACTACGGTTCTCTCCTTTATTCTTTTTATAAATTAAAATAAGTATTATGACACAAGATTTTGAACTGTTAGATGACCCAAGGGTACCTCTAACTATTAAACCTATGATTAAACTGCATGATGTATTAGTCAGAGGTTGGAGACAAGACAAAGAAATAAGATTACCTAAACTTATATCAAAGATGGAGAATAGTATAAAAGAACAAGTTGAAGAGGTGGTTAAGCTGGAAGATCAAACACAATTTGTTAGTATAAGGTTAGTTGAAACACTAAATGGTATCAGGAAGTTAATAGATGAACCATCTGATGATTTAAGAGAGTCATTAATTAGCCTATTAGATAAGAGTTGTACTAACATAGAAAAAAAATATAAGTAATGGCAATAGAACTATCAGATAATATATTATTAAATATAATGCGTAATCATATCAAGGAAAACATAAACAAAGAGTATGTAATTGATTTAATCACTAGCAAGTTAAGTGATTCAGACAAAGGTATACTATTAGAGTTATTGTTAACTGAAGAAGAGCATGAACCTTTTGATATAAATGATATAGTATGGATCAAAATGGATAAGTATGCTGATTATGGTGATGAACAATCATTAAAAGATATTCAATTAATTCATGATAACCATATACTAGCTAAAGTAACAGGATCTGATAACTATGGTACTGAATATGATAAGTGGCACTATAAGTTTATGGTTGAAGTTATTCTTCTTAGAGATAAGGATAACTGGGAAATATCTAAACAAAAAGTTGATAGAAAAGACATTAAACATATTGTTGGATCTAACTTATCACATAAAATGACACAAGCATTCAGAGATAAATATTCAGAGATAGCTATATAACTCCTATTTATCTTGACTCAATGCTAATATAATTCTCTAATTACTACTGCTGTAACAGGTGAAACATATATCTTTGCACCTTAATTAATAAGGAACAAGATGTTATATCAACTAAAGAGTGGAAGAACTATAGAAATATCTATTGAACAATACCTTGACATGACTGATTTAGAACTTGAGGAGTTAGAAGGACTTGGTAGTGTGAATACTATGGAGATTAATAATCCATGGTACAACTCATACCAAAAGAAAACAAGGGATAAAGCAGAAGACTTAACAGATGAGAAAGAGTTAGGTAAGATACATGAGAAGGTAAGAAGGGATGATAAAGATTTTCATAACAAAGATGATGATTAGGTAAACTATTCATCAGTATACACATAAGGACGTATTATAGTAGTGATCACTATCACGCATCTATAGTATGTCCTTTTTTTATTCAAATTCAATTCAAATTAATTAACCGCTTAAAACTAAAACAATGGCAAAAGCAAATGACCAGGTAGAGATTGTACCTAATGAGCATGGAGCAAAAATCCGTGTATCTGCAAACAATCCAGAGTATGCACATGTACTATTAGTACAAAACAAAACATGGATAGCACCATCAGGGTGGGTACGTCAAAGACGTATGAGCACACTGTTAAATGGGAAAACTGAAGTAATCAAAGAGTTAGGATTAGGTAAGAAGAAGTATTTACCTGGGCAAATAGTTATTAAGGAGCAACTTGAGCCATTTCAGTCTAATGATCCAGACAGAGATATAAAATATGCAGGTGATACAGGAGTTATATGCTGTAAAGAAGGTGAAATTATATACAGAAAATGTTTCTATGACTCAAGTGGTCTTGACACAGATGTATTAATAGCACATACTAATGGTGACGCTATTAGAGAAGCAAACGCTACTAAAGCTGAAGCTTCTGATGAAGTAACTGTAGATGATAACACATCAATGATTAGTGGTGAAGAGTTCTTCACTAAAAGTAATGATGAGGATGAAGTAGATCCTGCACAAACAAACATCATTGACACTATAGCAGAAGTAGAAGCTGAAAATGAAGATGAAGATCTCATTGAAGAAACAGTTGAAGCTGAAGAAGTAGAAGAAGAAGTACATACATTTGATTTATAATCATATGTATTATATAGATTAATAGGTTAAAGGTGTTGGATGGCGTAATTCCTGACGGGGTCATATCAACTTAATTGAGAAGAATACCACTTGCGGTGCCAACTCTCAGCCTTTTTCCTTTTATATAAATAAATTAATAACTCACTTAGAAAATAAATTATGCTTAATAAGGAACAAATTCAAAAAATAGATAGAGAAAGAAGACTCAACAAACTAGAATACCTTGGTATACTGAATGATTACCAAACAATTAGAAAAGACTTAGTACAGACTGTAGTATACAGTGAACTGAGTCAACATCAACACTTCTTATTTAAAAGAGTGTTACATGGTTTAAATGTATATAAACCAGAAGAGTTAGAGAAAATGCACTGGGATAAAAAGAGAAGAGTGAAGAGGGTGTGGAGACGTGCACAAAATGTTATAAACACTTGGAAACAAATGATTTGTAACAAAAGATCTAATGAAATATTTAGTATCTTTACACATAGTAAATTAGCTAAACATATAGTTAATACACCTGTTAATGAAACTGATCATAAGTTTATTAATGACATGAAACTTAAAACATTAGGTATAACATATGAGGATCTTATAATTAAATTTATAAGTGAAGGGTTATTACCTCGTAATTATTACAACTTGTGAAAGCTAAACGCAAACTGTGTGTTGGCTGTGGAAAAGAGCAATTCATCTGGAAGTCTGAAGGTAGGTATAAATATTGTAAAGCATGTTGGCTAACTAAGGTCCCAACAAAGCCACTCAGTAGGTCACCAATTAAACCATCTAAAAAACCAATTAGACATAAGTCTTCTAAGATGAATGCTCTTGACACAGTTTATTCTAAGTTAAGAACACATTATCTACAACAGTATCCATTATGTTGTGCATCATTACCTGGTTGCTCAAAAACTTCAACTGATATACATCATAAGAAGGGAAGGGGTAAATACCATAATGATCCAACTACATGGTTATCTGTATGTAGAACGTGTCATGATTGGATAGAGACACATCCAATTGAAGCACAAGAACTAGGATTTTCAATTAAAAGAAATTAAAATGGAAAAAGCATTAGAGATTTGTAGAAATCTAAAACATACTATTGATAAAATGAATCACCAAAATCAAACATTAGGTAATTCTACATTGCATGACAATAACATATTCAATAGTTACAAAGCAAGTAAGAGTGTACTTGAAAGACAGTTAAAAGAATTATTAAAGAAACATAATATAAAAAAGAATCAATTATAATGGACATACCAAAAGATATATTAAAGAAATTAAAACTACGTGAAGAACCTAAGTTAGATGCTGCAGCACAAGCTTTTGTAGATCAGATAGAGTACAAAGAAGTACTTAACAAAGAGATAGCTGAAGCTAGAGAGTACACTAATGTAGATAAGTATACTGGTGTAGATGCACATCAACTATTGAAAATGGATAAAGGACATATCATTGAAGTATTAGTACATGCTATGGGAACTATAAGATTCTTAAGAGATTGGGACGCTGATACTTTAGGTCCGGATGGAAAAGTAAGCTTATGAGCAGAGATGATGTACAACAAGAAGCATTAGACATTGCTATTAGCAACAGGAGATGTGGTCTAGGTATATCTATGGGTGTGGGCAAGACAAGAATAGGGTTAAAACATATGGTACATAACTATAATCCTATGGTTCAATACCTTGTAGTAGCACCCAAGAAGTCTATATTTAAATCATGGGATGATGAGATGGTTAAGTCTGAGATGGAAGGTATGGGTAAACATATTACTTATACTACCTACCTCAGCATTAATAAGCATAACCCAAATGATTATGATGTAGTATACTTAGACGAGTGTCATAGTTTGCTAGACAATCATGAGAATTTTTTAGGCTCTTACACGGGGAAGATACTGGGACTAACTGGTACACCTCCTCAAAGAAAGGGCACTGAGAAATATAGAATGGTACAGAAGTATTGTCCTATGAAGTATGAGTTTAGTGTTGACCAAGCATCTGATACTAAGATACTTAACCAATATAAAATTATTATACATCACCTGCGCCTATCAGGCGTGAAGTCTTTAGAAAAGAATAATAAAAAGACAGGTGGTAAATGGTATACATCTGAGATAGATGATTATAATTACAGTACCAATAGATTAGAAGAAGCAGATACTATGCAAAAGAAGAAGTTCTTTGGTATACTGCGTATGAAATCTATGATGAGCTATTCTACTAAAGAGCACTATGCTAAAGGTATGTTGAAACATATGGGTCAGAAGTGTATTGTGTTTGCTAATACACAGAAGCAAGCTGATCTAATGTGTAAGCATAGTTACCACTCAAAGAATAAGAACTCAGATGAGAATCTTGAGTTGTTCAGTGATGGTAGGATTGACCAGCTGTCATGTGTATTACAATTAAGTGAGGGTGTAAGCATACCTAATCTTAAGCAAGGTATTATAATGCATGCATATGGTAATGAAAGAAAGACAGCACAACGTATAGGTAGACTACTACGTCTTAATCCAACTGAAACAGCAACATGTCATGTGTTATGTTACAAGGATACTGTAGATGAGAAGTGGGTAACCAATGCATTGTCTGGCTTTGATCAAAGTAAGATAGAATATTATAACCCTTTAAGTAATTAATTATGGAAGCATTATATATAATATTTGGCATTGTAATATATATCCTTGGAATAGTAACAGGTATGTATGCATTAACACAAATAGAAAAAGATATAGATAAAAGAATTAAAAAATGATATTAGAAATTATAGTTACATTAGGAATGGGTGCCTTTGCAGGTTTCTCATTCTTAATGTCACATGAACACTCAAAAACAAAACACAATTATGGGAAAAATGAAAGAACTATACATTAAAATGTTAGAAGAACAAATGAATCAAGTATTAATGGAACATGTACCAACAGAACCATCCCCAACAGGTATCTTATGTCCTAACTGTATGAAACAGAGACTATCGTTTTATTCAACAGAAGATGTTAAGTGTGATAAAGGATGTGGTCATTCATTTATTCTTATAGATGCTAATACAGTAAGATTTAAATAATGGTAAATACTATAGCAGCATGGTCTGGTCTTTGTTTTGTATTTATCATATTTATATGTATGATTACAGAGTTTTATAAAGCAATTAAAGATAGTAGGTCATGAGGATCACTATCATCATTTCTGACAGCGGAGATGAGCAACCAGGAACACACATAATAAAAGTTTTATGAAAATAATATACAACACAGTACTAATTAAACGTGATGGGAAATTAGAACACACTATAAAAGCTAAGGAAAATATACTTAATGATATAATTAAAGATCTTCCTGAAGGTACAAAGATAGAAGTATTTGCTAACACTGTAGGTATGAAGGGTAGTAATGCCCAATTAGCTAAGATACATGCAATGATCCGTCAACTGGCTAATGATATTGGAGAGGATCCTGTTACTTTAAAAGGTATTATTAAAGATACAGCAATGGTTACTAAATCATTTGCTGATTGTGATACAGAAGAGTTAAACTCTGTTATACAGACAATTTTAACTATAGGAGATTTTAATGGGTCTAACTTACGTTAGATCTACCATTCTTCCATTTTCCCTTTCATACCTTTTTGATTTTTTAAAGGTATAGGATAATGTTCAGGATCCATGGCATCAAGAGGTATATTATCAGGATCAAGACCAAATCTACCTTTTAATATATCTTCAGCTTCAGTAGTTGTACCAGAATTAGTCATGTCATGTTGCTTAAGATACTCTTTATCAATAACTAAATCACCGGTTCTTTCATCAACTCTAAGACCCATACGGTTAGCTAGTTCTGCTTCATCAAGAGGATCTGCACCTTTAGAATCTTCTTTTCTGTCTAGTTTAAGTGCTTCAGAGAATGCATAAAACCATTCTTCTTTATCAGCTACTCTAGATTTCTTTTGAGCAACAGCTGCTGCAGTAATGGTATTCATTAGTGTCATCACAGCCCACATTGATGTTTCAAATCTAGTAATTTTATTAGGTGGTATAGCTTTATTATCTTCAGTTTTAAAATTACTTTTAATTCTGTATAGTGCTCTAACAACTCTAAATGATTCTTGACTTTCCATTAAATGTTCTAAAGCTAATCTTAAAGCATTAACAAATTCACCATTAAGAGCTATTGTTACTGTCTCAGAATCAGGTAGGTATGTAAAACAATCTTCAGGAAGTTTTTTAATTTCCTGCATTTGTTTTAAAAATTCTGGAGATGCATTTTGAATCTTTGATTCTTCTCCTTTTTTTAATTTTCTTAGTTTCTTTTTAGCCATGATTTTTATTATTTCTATGGTACAAAGATACAAAAAATATACTATAAGTCAATGATAATTAGTATATTTGTAATCCCAAAAACCAACACACATGTTAGAACTATTAGAAGAAATTTTGAAGGATGGTATTACACCAAACCAACTCCTTCTATTATATGGACTTGATGAGTCTATACACTTTCCACAAATTAATCCACATTTAGAAATGAGAGGATTAAAGAAGGAAGGATATATTATTATGAATGAAGATATAGATACCGGTGTAGAACTTACAGCTAAAGGTAGACAAGTCAAAATAAAGTATGACAATTACTTTCTTAAATCTAAAAAGAAAACTAGTAGTATACTTATGGGTAAAGACTATATAAAAAAAGTAGAAGAATATAGAGAGATATTTCCTGCTAGAAAATTACCAAGTGGTAAACCAGCAAGAACTAATGTAAAGACATTAACAAAAAACTTTATATGGTTCTTTGGTGAATACAATGTAACATGGGATGAAATAATAACTGCAACTAAGAGATATGTAAATGAATATGAAACAAAAGAGTTTATGTATATGCAGACTAGTCAGTATTTTATATGTAAGTCAGACCAAAATAAAGTAAAACAATCACAACTCATGGATTATGTTGACATGATTAGAGACGGGATAGATGAAGAAGATATTAATCATTTTAAAGAAAAAATAGTATGAGTAAAGCATGGGGTGGTCAACACACGGCCTTTCAAGAAGCACTTAGATACATGCTTGATAGACAATCAGGTAAGGAGAAATCCATATATACACCATGGCATAAGTTTAATGATGCTGTAACAGATGGACTAGAATGGAATACACTTACAGTTATAGGTGGTAGACCAGGTTCAGGTAAAACATTAATAAAAGATCAAATAATTAGAGAGTCTTTTGTGCTTAACCCACAAGAAGACTTTAGAGTATTAGAATTTCAATTTGAAATGGTTGGTAGAACCTCAGCAATTAGAGAGTTTTCATCACTAACTGGTCAAACATATAAGCAACTATGTAGTGCAGGTACACAACTAACACAAGAAACATTTGATAGGTGTCATGCATATGCTAAACAAAGGATTAAAAATCCTGTAGATATTATATCTACTCCTATGACTGTCAATCAAATGAGAGAACAAGTAGATGCATATATGAATGAGCATAAGGGCAAGAAGACTATTATAACATTAGATCATACTATACTAGTTAAGAGAGCTCCCTATCAAAATAACAGGTTAGATATGTTATTTGAATTAGGTGAATTCTTTACACAAGTTAAGCGTGAATATCCCTGTATGTTTATTGCATTGTCACAATTGAACCGTAACATTGACAATCCGGATAGAGCTGTTGATGGTAAGTATGGTAACTATGTACTTGAGTCAGACATATTTGGATCAGATGCTATGCTTCAACATGCTGATACTCTAGTAGGTATTAACAGGCCAGCTAAACAAAAGATTAGATTATATGGACCTGATAGATATATTATTGAAGATGATAAAACATTAGTATTACATTTTCTTAAGGCAAGAAACGGGGATGCCCGTATGAGTTTCTTTAAAGCTGCCTTTGAGAGAATGGAAATTCAGGAGATGGACACACCTCCACAACAACAAAGAAGATGAGTAAATTAAATACAAAAAAAAAGATGACACCTCAAGAACGTAAAGCTAAAGTTGAAGAGTTGTTACAAGAACATAAGGATTACTTTGATACTAATAATCTAAACAATCCAGCATACATACCAAAGATGGCATATAGACCATCAGGCAAGGATGAACTTCATGTATCATTCTTTCCTAGTGAGTTAGAAAATAATCAAGATATATATACAGAGTTTGTAAGTATTGATTATGATTCAGAAGATCCAAAGAGGACCCTTTATTTATTAAAGTATAACCCTCATTGGAAAGAAGAGTATGAACTAATTACAAGTAACTCAGGCTTTCAAAGGCACATTGTACCTGCAGGAGAGCTTAAAGCAATTAAAGATGTAACAAGTAAGAGTACATCACCCACTGTACAACCACCAATTGAATTAACAGACCCGGATGAAAGAGATATAGTGGATGTCCTAAAGGGTATTGAAAAAGCATTATTAAGTATTAATCAAAAATTAAAATAGAATGGCACAAAGCGTATTAGTTATTGCTGACTCAGGGACAGGTAAGTCCACAGCAATTAGGACATTGGATCCTAAAGAAACATTTATAGTTAACATTGCAAACAAACCTTTACCTTTCAAGGGATGGAAAAAAGATTATGTAAATATATCTAAAGATAATCCTAAAGGTAATATGACATCAGCTTCATCAGCACCTGGTATTGTTAAAGCAATGCAACATGTGAATGATAAAATGCCACATATAACTAATCTTATTATAGATGATTGGCAGTATATGTCTAGCTTTGAATACTTTGATAGAGCTAATGAAAAAGGGTATGATAAGTTTACTCAGATTGCAGCTAACTTAGCGCAGGTTGCTAAGATGCCTAAAGATATGAGGTCAGACTTAACTATATTTTTCTTGACACACTCAGAAGAATCAGTAGATGGCAATGGGCACAGAAAAGTTAAAGCTAAAACAATTGGTAAGATGATTGACAACACCTTAACACTAGAAGGTTTATTCTCTATAGTATTATTTGGTAGAGTTAAGAAGACTGATGATGGTTTAGAGTACGGGTTTGATACCCAAAATAATGGAGAGAACACATGTAAATCTCCTATGGACATGTTTGAAGAGTCCTTTATAGATAATGATCTACAGTTAGTAAAGAACTGTATAGCAGAGTATGAACAATAATCAATTAATTAATTAAAAAAAAAGAAAGTATGTTAAGTACAAAAGACATGAGCGTAGGCTCAGGAAAAGCAAGACCTTTAATGGGTCCAGGTAACAACGTGGTAAGAATCAACTCAATCACATTTGATCAAACACCTTATGACAGAGAAGCATATAATGTTAATCTACATATGGAGTCAGAGCCAATGGGTGGTGAGTTTGAAGGATTCTTTAGAGACAAAGATAATGAATCTAAGGGTAGATATGATGGTCAAATTGGTAGAGTAAGGGTAACACCATTTCCTTTTAAGGATACTACATTACCAAGTGGTAGAGAAATTAGCAGAGACCAAGAGATACTTAAGTCTATGATATTCTTATCTGAAACATTAGGTAAGAGATCTGAGTTAGATGCTATAGAAGCACAAACAATGGAAGACTTTATGTCTAAGTGTAACAGCTTATTCTCTAATAGTAACTTCTTTAATGTTTGTTTAGCTAGCCGTGAATGGGAAAACAAAGAAGGATATATCAATAATGATTTATATCTTCCTAAGTTATCTAAGGATGGTATACCTATGGAAGCTAAAGATGCTGAGAACTCTAGACTAATTAGCTTTAATGCTTCTACACATGTTAAAGCAGTGGTTAAGAAAGATGTACCATCTAATGGTCAAGCTAGTAACTTTGAACCAAAGATTGCAAAGGTGAATGGTTCTGATTTTGATCTTTAATATATAAGAGTAGGGGTGGGCATAAAGGCGCTATTGCCATACAGTTAATACACTTGTCCACCCTTGCTATTATTTTGATTATGATAAGTACAAAGAATTTTATAAGTGAAAAAGATGAGATAAAAAGTAGCTGGGTATTTGAATACTATTTGGATCTACCTGAAAGATTAACAGGACAAGATGTTAAGATCAAGTCTATATTTAATCCTAATGAGAAAACACCAAGTATGTTTATTTATTTAGATACAACTCGTAATGAATATAGGTACAAGGATTTCTCTACTGGTAATCAAGGTGGTAAGATAGATCTGATATTATTATTATTTAATCTAACATATTCTCAGGCATTGTTCAGAGTAGTGGAAGATTATAATGCATATATCAGAGAGAATGGCTCACTAGATAATATAAAGTATACACCTGTTGCTAAGTACCAGGTAGACTATATAAAGAAACGTGAGTGGAATCAAATAGATGCTGCTTACTGGTTACAATATAACATTGGTTCTAGTTTATTAAAACAGTTTAATGTTGTACCTATTGAGTATTATACAATGATTAAAGAAGAAGAAGAGAACATACAGAAGATCACTATCACCAATCCCATGATCTATGGATACTATGACAAGGAGGGAGAAATATATAAAATATATCAACCCAAACAAAAGAGACACAAGTTTATAAAAGTTAAACAATATCTCCAAGGCCTTGACCAGTTAAAGTATGATAAGGATTATTTAGTTATATGTAGTTCACTTAAGGATGCTATGTGTGTTGTTAGTTTTCAATTTAGATTAGAAGTAATAGCTCCTGACTCAGAGAACACTATGATTAAACCATATGTAATGCAAAATCTTTTGTCAAAGTATAAAAAAGTTGTATGTTTGCTGGATAATGATGAGGCCGGGCATAACGCAATGGAAAAGTATAAGAAATTATATAACATTGAGTCAGTCAAATTAAACTCTGAGAAAGATATATCTGACGCTGTTCAGAAATATGGACCAGAGTTAGTTAAGCCTAAGTTGTTCAAATTAATTAAAGATACAATATGAAATGGTTCATACCAGGTAACGTACCAAGTTCTAAAAATAGTAGACGGTGGACAGGAAAGTTCTTTATAGCAAGTAAAACTGTTATGAAGTACAGAAAAGAAACTGAAAAATTATTTAAAGAAAAGTCTATTGAGTTTGTAAGAGAATTCAGTAAGTATGAGTTACCTGTGTATGTACATTTTACCTTTATAAGAGGAACAAGGCATAAGTTTGATTACTTAAACCCTGCTCAGACTGTACAGGATGATATGACTAAGCACGGTTGGATAGTAGATGATAACTGTGAGTACATTATACCATGCTTTGACAAGTATTCTTATGATAAAGAAAATCCGGGAGTAATAATAGAATTAAAAGATGACAGAAATAAAAAAAGAAATACTTGATTACAAAACTTTCAAAAATATATTAGCCATGTTAAAGTCCTCATCCAGTGAGGATTTTTTTTTGGCATTAAAAATATGGGGTGGTTATAAAATTAATATAACACTTAATACTATAGTAGCTAGAAGAATGGGTAAAAGTGAATATGAAGGTACGAGAGAGATGCATAAAAGAATGCTAGAGTTTTCTAGAGTCTATAATACATTTAATCTTGATACAACCTTTCATATATTAATCAATCAAATGGTTGAAGAAGTTGGAGATGATAAACTCTCTACTAAACTGATCAGGAAAGAAGTATTAGATACAATTAACACATTAGTAGACTACCATGGTCTAATAAAAATAGTAAAATTAGAAGAAAAAAATATAAAAATATGACACACATAGCAGACATTGTTGCAAGAGCAGCTAAAACGTTAATGTTCTCAGAGCCTTTCTATGGCCTGTTCTTAGTAGGACTTAACAAGAAATATAGAAAAGACTTGCCTACGGCAGGTGTAAGTAAAAATGGTATAGGTATTCAGTTAGCTATTAACCCAGAGTTCTTTGAGGGATTACCAGAAAAACACAGGATTGGTTTACTTAAGCATGAGTTATTACATGTATCAATGGGACATTTAATTCTGAGAGATAGGTTTGAAGATCATAAGCTATTTAATATAGCTGCAGATTTAGAGATCAATCAGTATATAGATGAAGAATATCTTCCTGAAGGTGGTATAACTATGGAGATGTTCAAAGATCTTGATCTTGATAGGAGAGCAGGTACTACATATTATTATGAAAAACTTCAACAAGCATGTGAAGATGGTAACTGTCCTAACTTAGAGAATATACTAAAGCAAATGGATGGTAACAGTCAATATGATCACCCAACATGGGATGAGTTTGAAGATCTATCTGAAGCAGATAAGAAGTTAATAGAGAAGCAAATAGAACATCAACTTAAAGAAACTGCTGATGCTACGGAGAAAAGACAAGGTCATGTACCTGGTGAACTAGCAGAGATTATTGATAGACTTAGAACAATTGAGCCACCATCATTTCCATGGAAACAATATCTTAGAAGATTTGTAGGGAATTCATCTATTAGTTATACTAAGAAGCTCAGACGTAAGTATAATAAAAGATATGCTGCTAACCCTGGTCTTAAGATTAAGTTTAAAAATCATATATGTGTTGGTGTTGACACAAGCGGATCTGTATCTAATGATGAGCTCAAAGAATTTATGAATGAGTTATGTCATATGCATAAAACAGGACACCAGATTACAGTAGTTCAATGTGATACACAAATAGTATCAATAGAAAAATTTAACCCAAAGAAAGATTGGGATATAAAAGGTAGAGGTGGAACAAGTTTCCAACCAGTTGTAGATCATTACAATGAGAAGAAAGAGTATACAGCTCTTATATATTTAACAGATGGAGAAGCATACCCTCCAGAAGACTGTCCAAAGAATGCATTATGGGTACATAGTAGTAGTAACTACTGTCAAATCAATGAAGACTTACCGGGACAAAAAATTCAACTTAACTAATTAAAAAAAACAAAAAGAAAATGGCAGAAGTAAATTTAAACATTGAAGAACTAGATGGATTTATTGATCACATCATTAGTAACAACAGAGTATTACAAGAGCAAGGTAAAAAACCTGTAGCTGTAGAAGTAGTAGGTGAATCAGGTATTGGTAAGACTACTAGTATTATGGACATGGCTAAGAAACATGAGTTGGATTTTGTTAAGTTAAACTTAGCACAAATAGAAGAGTTAGGTGATCTAGTAGGATTTCCTGTAAGACAATTTCAAATGTATAAAGAAAAGACAGTTAAGATGTCTGAAAAAGATATATTAAACTATAACTCAAGAGCAGCTGCATCAGCAGACTTAGCTAAGATGCCACAAACAGTGACTAAAAAAGTTGGTCAATGGGTTGATGAGTTAGCAGTATCTGATTATCTAAAGAATGGATTTAAGATGACAGGTAAGAATAGAATGTCTTACTGTGCACCTGAGTGGATTGCTGATAAAAAGAATGGTGGTATACTATTATTAGATGACTGGAACCGTGCTGATGTTAGATTTATACAAGCATGTATGGAATTAGTTGACCGTCAAACATATATCTCATGGACATTACCAAAAGACTGGCACATTATCTTAACAGCTAACCCGGATAATGGAGACTACATGGTAAACTCTGTAGATTCTGCACAAAAGACTCGTTACATTACAGCTAACCTTAAGTTTGATATTAATGTATGGGCTAAGTGGGCAGAGTCAGCAGGTATAGATTCAAGATGTATTAACTTCCTGTTGATGCACCCTGAACTTGTAAGTCAAGAGACTAATGCAAGATCTATATCAACATTCTTTAATGCTATATCTAGTATAGAAAAGTTTGAAGAGAGTCTATCTCTTATTCAAATGATTGGTGAAGGTAGTGTTGGTGAAGAGTTTTCATCTATGTTTACTATGTTCATTAACAACAAATTAGATAAGCTGGTTACTCCTATGGATCTATTATGTCATACAGATGAGAAATATATCTTAGGTGAATTAAGAAGTTGTATTGGTAAAGATGATTCATATCGTGCAGATATAGCATCAGCTTTAGCAACAAGACTTGCTAACTATTCTGTTGTATACTCTAAGGAGAATACAGTAGGTCAGAAGATAACTGATAGATTGATTGCACTATGCACTAAAGATTACTTTACTGATGATCTTAAGTACTTAGTTGTAAGAACTATCTTTAATGGTAATAAGCAGAAGTTTAACAAGATGATGATGAACCCTGCAATAATTAAAATGACTGTAAAGTAATGGCAAAGAAAACAGTATTTCAAACAATTGATAATGCTGATGTTATTAATCTAGGGATAGAAGATGGCGTGTACTATGGAGTGTGCGCCTCTTCTTCTTTAGATGAAATAGCAACAGTGTTAGTAACAGAAGATATAGAGAAGTATCAAGAAGTAGAAGAACTATTAGTAAATGAAACTACTAGTGATTTAACTACTGTTAAAAAAGGTTTTGTTCTACCGGGTTGCAGTGTATCTGCTGATAGGTTGAAAGAAGCAGCTAAAGAACATAGTATAACTATTACTAATGATTATGAGTCAGCTGATTTTATACTCACTGATGGGAGGATTACAGCAGACTGTAGAAATGAAAAGTATCCAACATCTAAACTATTAGTTGAATGGACAAACGGTTATGTTATTAATGATCTTAAAAACTCAGTTCTAGATTATGTTGAAGCTACAGGTAACACTGTATTATGGGATGACAGATGCAATCAGTATTGGAACTTATCTAATTTTGATTATGAGTCAGCGCCATATACTTGTTACATATTAACAGGCCTAGCTATTAACTTAGCTACTAAGATTAAGGGTGGTGAGATGAATGTTATAGAAGTTGATACTCTTTTAAGTTCATCTGCTAATATTCAACCTTTAACTAAGCAATTAGTTAATGATATAACAGGTATGTTAAACTGTGGTGATGACCGGGAAATGGTAGGAGCATTATTACCTACTATAGATTATAGAAAGACACCTGCACTAATGTGGCAGCTAGCTTGTAAGTTAAGAGGTAAGGATTATTATTGGCCACGTAACAAAGACCTAAAGTATTGGTGGACTGTTGCTAATATAGATCAGTTAGGTTACATGTGTGCTGAGGAAGCTGTTATTCATTATGATAAACTTGGTAAACTTGACTCAGAGAATTTTAAAATGTTAGAACCTATATGTAGAGAAGAAATTAGTATATCTAATAGATCTTTATATGTATTCAGAGTAGCAGTAAACCCTAAATGGAGAAAGTATTTAAATAATAAAACTAAAACAAATGAGTAGACAGAAAATATATGACTTAAATTTTAACGTATCAAGATATTATGATACACAAAATAAACATTCTAGACTTCAGAAAGAAGATATATCTTTCAGTTCTAGAGGTGAATTTATAGGTGAACATCATTGGAATGGTGGTAAAGAAGAATCAGAAGTACTTCTTGAGGATCTGACAAAGAGAAATCTTGATTGGTCAAAAATTAAAACAATGTATAGGTATCCTAATTTATCTTTATCTAGAGATAAAGTTTCTTTGATAAAAGATAAGTATGGTGCCAGGGTTATAAGAGATAAAGATTCAGCTGACATATGTATTATATCTAATAAGACTATTGAAAAGCTAATCCATTCTGATTTATATTACGGTGGTGTTTGGACAGTTAAAACATTTAATGAAAAGAAGATGCCTGAATTAGCAAATGTAATGACTGCTGAAGCTTATACTTCGTTAGCTGATATATTATCTCATCTTCCAGATGGAGCAATGATATTTGGTGGAGATAGATATAACTCTTGGAATAACAGTGATGAGTTTATGGAATGTCCTTTAACATATTTTACAGAAAATACTAATGGTTATACATGGAGGTCAGATACTAATCATAGCGGTGCAATGTATATTCCTACTAAACATGTAGCAACATGGGACAGCTTTCTGGATCCAAGTAAAATATTTGTATCAGATATATATGTTAATGAAGTTTGTTCTGAAGATTCTATTGTGCTTGATTGGAACCAGTATGAAGATCTAAAAAAGATGTTAGGTGCTACTGAAGATGATAAGTCTGTTGCAATGACCATCATGGCTAACTGTAAGATTGAAGAGTCTAAGACGGCCTTGGGATTACTGTTCTTTCATTATGGTGAGTTAATGAAAGGAGCTTCCACTTGGAATCAGGTAGCATTTAAAACATTACGTAAACAATTTGATCATTATATGATTGGTGGTTGGAATGCTGCTCACACAAGTACATTTAGCAGTCTAATAAAAAAGTTAGCTGAAGATAATGCATTAACTGAAGAAGCAATGAAACACATATGTGAATTAGTATTTGATAGAGTTTTAAACTCTGGTTGTGGATTTACCAAAGATGAGTGCGCATTTGAAATGAAACTTGAAGATGTTAGATTAACTAAACATTATAAAGATAAGTTAGTAAGAGAAGATAAAACTCTTTCTGAGTTAGTAACCATGGGAGATGACCTTCCATTTTAAATTTAAATTATGAAATTAGATACAAATAAAGAAAAAGTTTTCCTGGAGGCATGTGCCTCTGGGAACTTTAAGTTTAGTTACTCATCACTGAACAAATTAATTTTCTCTCCAAAGTTATTCTATAAGGATTATATACTTAAGGATAGAGAAGAGAGAACAGATAAGCATTTGATCCAAGGTAAGCTTATACATTTATTATTGTTACAACCAGAGGAGTTTGATAATAACTTTGTGTTGATGCCATCAAAGCTACCGTCTGATACATTGCGTAAGGTCTTAAAAAATATTACACTCTACACGGATGCTAAGATTTTGTCTAAGGTTGATGACAAAATAATTTTAGATTCTTTAAAAGAGGTAGGACTATACCAATCATTAAAGGATGAAAATAAACGTGTAGCTAAAGTACGTACTATTGAGTGTGAAGATTACTATACGTTTTCACAGACAACTGGTAAGGATATTATAGATGTAGATACTCTTGAGAAATGTAAGAGTTCAGTAGAGTTAATTAAAGATAATAAATCTGTAATGGATTTACTTGAAGACAATACTACTGACTTTGAAATGGACGGAATAGAAATATTTAATGAGAAATTTCTTGAATGTTCTCTTGATCAATATACATTTGGGCTACATGGTTATGTTGATAGATATGTTATAGATCATGACAAAAAGCTGATCACTATCATAGACATCAAAACTACGG